TTCGTCTTTGCTAATGTCGAATAGGAAAGCATCGTAAGTATACAATACTAATTTAGTTTTATGACCTTTTATTATTGGTAATATATCTTGTAATATTAAAATGTTTTGTGATGTCTCTAAATTTTGAACCCAATAGTTAAATAACTTTTGAGGACCCATATTGGGTAATTGTTCTTTATAGAATCTATGATTAGATATAGGACATTCAATATAACCCTCAGTATTAAACTGTTCCCATAAATTATCTATTAATGTTTGGGTTTTAGAGAAAAATTCTAAATGTTTATAGTCATCAAAAATACCTCCATATAGTTGTTTAAAGGTAAGTTCTTTACTTGTTTTATAATCTACCCCATAAAGTTGAGCCATATGTTCATGTATTGACTCTTCTCCAAAACTATAATCAATTTGTTTAGCAATTAGAGTTGGATGATAAGAATCAATATCAATATCAATAAGTTTTCCATTTGTAGATACAAATGCTTTTCTAGAACCATCTTTAGGTAAAGCAGCGAAATTAATACCATTAAAACTATTTGATGGTCTTTTAGTTGTAGTATCTACATTGTACTGCGAGTATACTACATTGTTTTTTATTGAATGGAGGGTATTGTTAGGTGTAAAATAATCATCTATAAGCGTTGTATCCACACTAATACCACCTGATTCTATAATGTAGAAACACTCTATTGCTTTATTATAGAATTCTGAGTAATGTGTGAAGTTTATTTGAGTAAAATATTCTTCACAACGTTCATAGTGTTTAGCAATGGGAATAAATTTATTTACATCATTTCTATTTGGATACTGTCTATGATAATAATCATAAATAGGGAATGATAAATTCTCTATATTAATAGGAGAATGTATTAGATTCTTTTTATTAAGAAAATACATACTTGTTTTCTTATCCCTAACAAATACTTCTTTATAACTTGCTATAAGTTTTTTAATTTGTTGAAATGGAATAGAAAACGATTCATTATGTGAGATAGGAATGATATATCCTTTTTTTTCACCTTCAGGTCTAATATAGACTAATGAAACATCATTTAAGGCGGGATGTACTAGGTTATGGTTTAGAATAAGTTCAACAAAATATCTGTTAGTTTGCTGTTGAGCAAACTCTTCAAATTGATGTTGACTTTCTATTAAATAATACATAACCTTTATTTCCCATAATATAACAAAAAATTTTTAAAATCCAAATTAAGAATTAACTTGATAATATTGGGTCCAATTTTCTTTTAAATAAATCCCTAAACCAAACACTTGCTCTCGTTGTTCTATTAACTCAGTAATATTTTTATTTGTTCTAGCTACTTGATTTATTTCACCAGTTAATTGCCAAAATAAAGAAACATGTTTATATAGTCTCCAATAAGATGATGGATCTTTACTTTTATATTTATTGTATTCAGTTTTAGTTGTTTCAATAAAAATAGGTTCATTACGTTTAACAATGAAATAACGAGTATATTCACCATTTTTATAATCTTGAGGAGTTGGGAAAAGGGGAGATGTAGGTATTAAATTATCAATAGAATTATTCTTTCTATTTTCTATATTAGGACTAATATATGGTATTAACTCTTTAATGTTAGGATGATTAGGTGTCCCTTCAGAGAATATTTTACCATTATATAATTTATGATAATACCCAGTATACTTAAGTTTTGATGAAGCATAAATATACTCATTCCCTTCAGTATATAAGTTAGTTTGAACTTTATTTTTAGGTATGTAAGCCATAATTAATTAATTAAAGCAGATTGATATTGAGGAGTATTAACATTAGGCCACCCAGCTGCTTTAAGTTTAGCTATAGTAGCATCAGTAAGCATTGGTGGATATCCTTTTTCAGCAGCTATTCTTCTATTTGTTTCTTCTTCTGATATAAAAGAAGGTGTATTTGAGGTTGTTGGGGCAGCAGGTGTTGTTTCAGTAGGTGTATTATTAAATATTACTTCTGTTTTAACAGAACTTAATGGAGATGGATCTAGACCAACAATTCCTCTAGAAGATAAAAATTCTAATGGGTTGGTTGATGTTTCAAATCCAAAAGCATTTCTATCATAATCTTTTTTATATCTTATTTCATAATGTATAACTCCTGTAGAGCTTTCTCCTATTGTGACTACTTGTCCTTTAGCTATAGTTTGGTTTAAAGAAACCATTATATTAGCTGCTTCTGCTATTCTTTCAACAACTCCTAATTGAGCATTATATATATCAAGATATTGATAATATCCTCCTGGGTCATTTCCTACTTTTATCACTTTACCTCCTATAAAGCTAATCATTTCAGCATCGGCCCCGGAAATATCAAAATCTACCCCAGCATGTCTTCTTCCATCCCTTCTAGTATCCCCATATGCTTGACCAGATACTGTATTTGTGACATAAACTTTTGAATTTTTTGTTTTTGTATTATTAAAATTTTCTTCAGTAGCTCCGTTTTTAGACCTTTTCATAAGATCTTCTTCAAGTGGATACCAAAAATCAGGTTTTTTTAAAGACGCAACATCTGGGGCTGTGAAACTATCTAAAGTTGTTGTCCATCCATTTATGTCTATTTTATGGGTTACACTTTTAGTTAAGAATTTAATATTATTTTTATAATTACTTGGAAGTAATGTCTCATTAATAGTGTAAGATTCAAATACTCTAGGACCACTTAACCCACTCATCACTATTTGAAGGTTAATAGGTAAAAACCCAGGACCTGGTAAACAATCTTTTTCAGTAAAATAATTTATTTCATATTTTAACATATCAACAATAGCTGATCCATAGGCTGTAATATCTTCAGATGTGATAAGGCCAGTTTGAATAAAATTAGCTAAAGAAGCATATTTAATAAGATTTTCAAGATAAACAGTTTCAGGATTTGAAGATAAAGAACCTGATTTTTGAGTTTGTTTATCCATAATACTACTTCTCTCAGGTATGATTCTATCAGTGTATCCTATATTCCATTTACTAAAAGCTGTAGCTGTTTCTCCTACAACATTACTATTAGATTGAGCAGCAGCTGTTATTTGACTAGAATAATTATTATTTAAATTACTCTTAAGTGATACATTAGTGACAAAACTGCCTAAACTATCAGTTAATAAATGAGTATTAATACGTGTAGGAGTTAAATCTCTACCTAAAAGTTTATCAGCATTAGGTAAAACAGATGTATCTATTATATACATAGTGTTGATTAACTCATCATATTTAATTTCAAAGTTATTTAAATTACCTGTAGCACTCTGGATACCTTGCATAAGTTGCTGGAGGAATTTAATTAAAGTCACTTTACCATTTTCATCAATATTATCTGCTAGTAAAGTAGATATATAATCTATATTAACATGTATATGCATGAATCTACCTAAAAATTCATAACCAGATCCTACTCTAAAATAATCACCTAAAGTAGATAAGTTAAAAGCGTTTTGAGTTGTTTCTTCTACACCATTTTCATTTGTGCTTGTAACTTCATTATTTGTGTTATAAGTTGATGTGTTTATATAAAACTCAGGAGTATTACCACTAGAGACATCATATATAACTGTTTGTCCGCTTTTATAATTTACTTGTATTTTTACTAGATTTCCATTACTATCATTCATTTTAGTGTAACTATCAGCTATTGAGGTTTCTGAAAAATTAGAATCTTCATTATTAATGTTGCTCCAAGATACATCTCCAAATTTAGAATTATTATCTATAGCTGGGAATGATAATTTTTGGTAAGTAGTAGTAGCTACTGCTTGTGAAGAATCTCCTTCAGTAGACATAGCTTTATCTGATGGCTTTAATAAACAAATTCTAGGGTCTATACTAATTTGTCTAGGTAAGGTTAAACATAGATTATTATTGTAATCATGATCTATTTTAAATAAAGGCTTATATGTTCCAGCTGTTCCTTTTGATGTATCATATTTTAATAAAAATGATTCTATAATTCTTAATAAAGTTCCTAATTTTATAAAGTAAAAATATCCAGTTGTATTATCATTAAGAGTTGTTAAACCAGCATATCTTTGTTTTCCACCTTCTTGATATGTTAAAATATGATTTAAAGTATCAGATTTTTCATCTGGGTGTTTGTAGTTAACTCCTATTAAGTCATAGCTAGAGTGTTTTTTAGTTAACTCAATTATATTTTCAGATGAAAGTTGAGTACCATCTAAAAACCCATCACCTTTATTTAATTCAGATCTTATAGCATGTAGTATTTGATGAATAGTAGATTTTTCTTTATTAGGAAACTCAGGTTTTTCTTCTTCATCAGAAGTAACAGAGGTTGATGTTTGGGAAGAGGGTTGAGGATAATTAGTATTTAATTTTAATGATTCTATAACATCACCTATAGCTACTAGTTCTAAAATAACATCATATCCTCCATTAGGTTTTAAATCCCATGTAAAATTTCTTACCCATCCATAAAATCCATCATAATTACCACTAAAATCAGATCTTGTTTTTTCTAAATCTGTTAATAATGAATCTTGATCGTATCCACCATTTAAAAACTTATTTAATACATTGTTTGGTACAGATTTATTTAATGTACCTTTATTATCAAACCAAACAGTATGGCCCCACTCTAAAAGCATACTATACTTTAGTCTTAAATATAACGCTTCTATAACTTTAAATTGAGATAAATTATGACATTCTATTTGAACTGTAGCATATCTTAATGTACTTTTATCACCCGCTGGTCTTATCTCAGCAGATATTATACCTGGGGGAGGGACTAAACCATAAGTAGGGCTAGATAGAAAACCATATGATGTAGCGGATGAGTCATATCCTACTCCGGAAGTAAAGGCAGGTAATGTAGTAGATGAATATAATGATGGTGAGGGTAATGAAACTTTTTGATTAAAATAAGCTGAAGATAATACATATTGATTAGCTAACTTATTACCAGGTAAATTTACACCTATTTCTTTGGTTCGAGCAGATGAAACATCAACTCCTGAGGCTAATCTAAGCCATGATGTAGAATTGTTTATAAAAGTAATAGTGTCTTGATCATATTTATTAGACTTAGCTAATTTTTGCTGTCTTATTTTAATTTGATTAGATACATATGGTTTAAAACTTTCTCCAAAAATACTTCTTTCAGCCATAACTTTATTTTATTGATTAAGATTATAATAATTAGATACAATATCTAAATAATTAACTGGGATTCTGATTTGAGTTTCTAAAGGTAAATATAATGAGTTTTGAGGTATATGACTATTAGCTATAGATATAACCCACCATAAAGATGGGTCACCATAATATTGATTAGCTAATAAATCAAATCTATCACCATTAACTGAGATGACGTATATGTCATCTGATGATAATGGTATTTGGGGGTAAATTACATTTTTATAATGACTTACCCCATTACGATTTTTTATTGTTGGTATGTTTTGGTAACGATTCATTATTATGGGTTAGCAAGAGGAACAGTAGGTTGAGCTAAAACTCCTGAGCCTGGTTGGGTTGGGTTAAGTACATCATTTAAAGCTCGAGTAAATCCAGGTTGGGTCGCTGGAGCGTAAGGGAGTAAAGTAGGAGGTGTAAAAGTTGGAGGAGGAGTAATTGGTTTTGCTTTTTTAAGTGAGGAAGGTGGTGGTGTACCTACTGATGGGCTAGGTGAGCCTACATTCCTAATAAAATTCTTTTTAAATTGAGGTGTGAATGAATGAATAGGTACAAAACTAAGAGTTACATCTATCATACGAGGTAACTGTCCTACAAAATAATTACCATATATTTCATCATCATTTTGGAGTGTTAAAGGATTACCTACCTCTTCAACAATACCTTTGTCAGTTAATTTTCCATCTTTAACATATGTGTAAACAGCGTATCTATTTATATCCCAACCTGCATCAAAAGAAGGATTTAAAGTTATACTTTTTATTATACTAGGTGTGTTAGTGAAATAATCTCCTATAGTTAGATTAACAAAATTTCCTCTCATAAATCCAATTTGCGAGTAATCAGGTGCTAAAGTACCTACTAGATAATTTAACTTTTCATAAATTGGAATCATTTCTGCTCTAGAATTAGCATATATTGTGAATGTTAAAGTTACATCTCTAGAAAATCCATTGTATTTATAAAAATTTTCACCTCTACCAACATATTTAAAAGGATCCCAATTAGCTTGAAAATTATCACTTAAATCATTAATATATGCTCTAAAAAATAAAAACCAATTTTGATCAGTTGAGTCATTATTATTAATTTCAAAGAAAAATTTAATTAAATCAGTATTTTTATTTTCTTCTATTGTTTTATTATCAATTTCTCTAATTAAATTATCAGGATTATTCTGTTGGAGAATTGGTGATCTATTAAGTTCATCTGATAAAATTGAGCTATTGTTTTGTCTAGTGAATCCTCTTTCTTTAATAGTACCAGAAGTTTTATATGTAGTTTCTCTATTAAACCATGATATATTAGGATAAGGTTCTGGGACTTCTGTTAATATGGAAGTTGTAGAGGCTTCAGAATTAAACCCAGGATCGTTTGAAGTTAAATTGTTAGTTAAAGAAGAGACTAAAGATGTGTATACTGGGTTTAAGGAAGATAATTGAGTACTCTGATTTTTCCTTCCAGGTTCTTCATCTACATAAACTGGGTATTGGATGGGGGATGTGGCACTATTCTGATTTACAATTTTTTTAGGTTCTGTTTCTAAAATTCTAAAAGCCGCTGACTCAGGTAAACCTTTTTCTTTATATAACTCAACATACATCTGAGTAGCTCCTATCGCCATTATATTAGGAACATCCCAATTATCAACTTGTATACCACCAAGTGATTTTTTAGGCATTAAATATCCTAAATCATTAGGGGTAGTTGAAGTATAATCTATAGCTACTTTAGAAATTCTAGGTTTATTAAATATAGTAGTTATATCTCTATCTAAAATATTAGATATATTATTTGTAAATAAAGCTTCTTCTTCAGAAGGAGGTATAATACCATCTAAAAGAGCATATTGTAAAGAAACACCACTGTAAGTTGGGTTATATATCCAAACAGAATCTTTACGGGATACAAATTTTTGGTTTTTTAAAACAGATGTATAATGAGGATTATCATATATATTTTTAGTTCGTGTTTCACCATCATCATAAAGATCTTTAAGTCTTATAGTTGGATTTTGAATTCTTACAAATTCAAGACTAGGATCAGAAGGTGAAGTAATAGGACTATTATATTCTAATAATATATTAGGTGGAGTAGTATTTGATACTCCAAAAGGATTAATAGCTAAATTACCTAATTCTTGATTAGCTATTTTAGCGGTATAAGCTATAGTAAGTCGATTTTCTAAAGTACCATCTGATAAGGTTTGTCCTGATGGATTTTCACCAACCCCAGCTGTTTTAGGATAATATCCTTCAGTACCACCATAAAAATAACTTAAAGGAGTATCATAAATGTTTACACCTAGTTGGGTTGGAAGAGGGAGAACATTTGTAGAACCATTTGGATAAAGACTATATTCAAATTGAACCTGATCTCTAGCTTCCCCAGTGATAGAATATGGATATAATAATGGGGATTGATCTGTAGTTAAAAGACTTGGGGGTGGGGTATTACCTTTATAAGCTGAGAGATCAGACCTTGATGAGTCTAATGGATCTGGAAATACAGCTTCTGGAGGGGTTTTTCCATCATATTTGCTTAATTCTGATCCTTGGCGTCTTAAAGTCTTAATAATACCCATTGATTTTTTATTATAAATATGAGGTAATTAAAGAAACAAATATAGGAGAAATTAATCTCCTATACTAATAATTTTTATTAAAATTAATTCCTATTATCTAGGAGGATTATCTAAATATCCTGATGGTGTTTCACCTTTATAGTTAGATAATTGAGTTGAATTTACTGATACTGTTGGGTCAATATCAGCTACTTTAGGTGGAGTTTCACCTTTATATGCTGTTAATAATGAGCCTTCAGATTGAAGTCTACCTACAATTCCTTTGTTTTCTGCCATGTTATTATATTTTTAAGGTTTATTATAAATATTATATTTTTAATTAAAACTAACTCAATGTTGAATAATCTCTTACTAGATATTGAGGTGTGTAAGGACTTAATTTTCTAGCGACAACTTCTCCATCTAAAGATAATTGAACACTTGTATCTTTAGTTTGAATAGCTTTAAGTACATTAATAGCTTCTCTTAATGTTTTAACAACCTCATCATTTGAATTAATATTTGAGGTATTATTAATTAGTACTGGGTTGTTGTTGTTTGTAGTGTTGAGATTAGAGGATTCAATTGGAGTAGTTGTAGGTTTAATAGATGGTTCCATTAAATAATTAATAGCGCTAAATAAAGCTCCTCCAACTCCTCCTTGAGTACCTCCTTGTAATGTAGCTTCTAATAAATCTTTAGGTTTAGCAGGTTCAGTAGTTAAAGATCCATTTAAAATTTTGCTTAACAATAATTCATTTTCTGTTAATTTAGCTATAGCTGTAGATATAATTTCAGTTATATTAGTTTTAGTAAAAGATGAAGTAGACATAGCTTCACTAGTAGATAAAGCAAATGCTTGATCTTGTTTTATTCCTTGGGCTATAGGCTGTAATTCACCTTGATTAAATTTAGCTATAACTAAACCACCATTTTCTTTTAAGCCTTTATTTTTCTTAATTATACCATCTTGCATTTGGACTACAAGATCTTGACCTTTAATAGGTTCAGTAGCTAAACGGCTATCTGAACTTTGGGTTGGGACCATATATTCTTTTTCAGCTTTTTCTAATTGTTGTTGGGCTGCTTTTTGTCTTAGTTGTTGATTTTTTTCTACATCTCCGATTCCTCCAAGTAAATTACTTACTATCCTCATTACATCTTCTAGGAGATATGTCTCACCAGCTGCCTTCTGTTGAAGATTAGATTTCCCAAAAATCATTTGATCGATATCTGATGGGGAATATTGGTATTCTAGGCTCTTTAAATACTGTTGTTTGGTTTGATCAGCGCTAACTCCTTTTCTTTGTTCTTCTAGTTGAGATATATCTTCTCCTTGAGCTTTCTTTTCAGCTATTTGTTTATCAAGAGATTCAGCTTGTTGTTGAGTTTGAAATTCTTTTACTTCACTTTCAGACATTAATCCACCAGTGAGTACACCTGTTAATCCTTTTGCTTCAACTGAGGTTACAAATCTAGTTATAAAATCAGCTAATTTATCTAAAGATCCCCCATCAACAAATCGAGTAAATATTTCTTTAGCTTTTTCTAATACCTCATTGAACTTTTCTTGAGCATCTTGAGATGATAAGGATTGGTATGCTAAATCACCTAAAGCAGAAGATAAATCTTCAGATGACTTACCAGCTGCTTTTAAAGCTTGATAGTATTCAAGAATTGTTCCTTTACCAACTTTTAATAATTGTAATTGTTTATCTGTTAATGCTCCTGTTTTTTGAATTTGTTTAAAAGCATCATCACCTAATTTTTGGAATTCACCTCTAGCTTTACTTAAAGACTCTTGTTCAACTAACATATTAGCGAACTCATCTTTGCTCATACTGAATATGGCTGCTATTGCCCCTTGTTGGACACGGTTTAGGTCACCGAATTCTTCAGCAGTGCCTATTTCTCTTTGTATTTCAGTAGCTAAAGTTTCAAAGTCATTATTAAGAGCTGCTAATCTAGCCTTTTCTAAATTAAAAGACTTACCAAGTAATAATTCTGCTTCTAATTCAGCAGTTATAGAAGTTTCAAATTGTAGTAAACCATCAGCTATACCAGATACTTTTTCTAAAGATAAACCTAATCTTTGGGCTTCTATAGCAGCTTTAGTTAAACCATCAACTCCTCCTTTTACAGATAATCTAATAGCATTACTAACTTTTAAAACATTTTCAAGAACTTTTCTTTCATTTATTAAAATACCTGTTTGTGCTTTGTAAAGAGAAGCTGTACCTAAAATTCGTTTAGCTATTTGATCTTGAGAAATTGTAGTGTTCTTTAATTCTTTATTAGAAATTAAAAACTGTTTAAGTAATCCTTGTGATTCTTCTTCACTTAATTTTAAAAATTTACTAACTATAGCAAATTGACGAACTATACTTTCACCACTTTCACCAAACTGAGAGCTTAGATCAATAGAAGTACCTAATATTTCATTAATTTTTAAATTAGCATTTACTAATTCTTTTTGAGTTATTAATTGATTATCTAATAAATCATTATATTTAGAGGTATTTGTAGCTATTTCACTAAATCTATTTCTAACTTCACGAGCAGCATCTTTACTAATAACTAAACTTTTAGCTAGATTTGTAACTTGTTTATCTGCTTCAAACATAGCATCAACAAAAAACTGAATAGCTTTGATAATACCTGTAATGGCTATTAACCATGGGTTAAAACCTTTAAGGAGGTTACTTCCCATAGACATTAAACCACCACCCATAACTTTAAACTGTTGACCAAATGTTAAAGCTTGTTTACCATTTTGAGTATAATTGGCTGTTAATTTAGCCATCTTTTTAGTAGCGTCATCAATACCTAGCATATCAGCTAGTCTACCAAATCCTGTTTTATCAAGTGCTCCTTTAAGATTTTTGCCTATATTAAGACCAAAAGATTTGTTAATATTATTAACTCTACTTTCAGTATCTTTTAAAGATTTATTTAATTTTTCATATTCTTCATTTTGTCCTGAGATGTATTCTTGGGTTTTAGCTGTAAGTGTCTCATTAGCTTTAAGTTTACTTGTAATAGTTTCTTCATTTTCTACCAATTGAGCTTTTTTAATTGATAGTTCATCTACTATTCGTTTTTTTTCTTCTGTAGTTTTATTACTATTTTCTTCTGCTTTTATTTGTTGTTCAATATCTTGAATGCTCTCATTAGTTTTTCTTTTTTTATCTTCAAGACTTTCTTTTTCAATGCTTAATAAATTTAGATTGCGAGTAAAACTTTGTTTTTCTAATTCAGCTTTTTTAATTAATTCTTCAACATCTTTTTTATTAACATCAACTATGTTTTCTTGATATTCTTGATTCTTTTGAGCTATATCAGATAAAGTTTGGAAAGATTTAGACATACTTTTACTGATTTGGTCAGTAGTTGCTATATCATTAACCATATTTTTAAAGCCTTCATCTATTTTATTAATAGAATCTACAGCTATTTGATTTAAAGTAGCTCGAATCTCATTATATTCTTTATTTTGACCTTTAATAGTTTCATTTAACTTCTTTTGAACTTCAGCATTTATATTTATTTTATTTTCTACTTCTTCAAGTATTTGTGTTTCTTTTTTATATAAATCTTGAATTTCTTTTAGACGTTGTTCTTCTTCATCATCCAATTTCCTTGATGCTTTTAGTTTTTCTAAGTTATCTTTAGTAATTTTTAAAGAATTTTGCTTAGACTCACTAATTATCTTTTCACTTTTTAATCTTTTTTCATCTTCTTGAAAAGTCTTAACAGATTCAATAAATAATTTTTTCTTAGACTCTAATTCTTTTAATGAATTTTTAACTTCTTTTTCACTTAATTCTGATATACCGGATTGGTGGTCTAAGGCTCTTTGGGCTAGAGTAGTAAGAGAACCAAATGCTTTGGTTATTCTAGATAAATTTGCATCTATAGATAAAGTTTCTTTAACAGTATTTTTAAAACGCTCATCTAAATTTTTAATATTTTCAAATTTAACTTCTCGATTAATTCTTTTAAGAGAAAGTTCTAAACCTTCAGTTAAAGCATCATAATTCTCTAATACAGCAGTATTTTGCTCTAACATATAAGCATTTGTTTTGATCTGGTTTTCTACAGATTTATATTCTCTGTTTACTTCAGCAATTCTTATACGTTCTTCTTTAAGTTGTTCTCTTTTCTTAATCTTATCTTGTACTGATAAGTCTGTGTTATTTTTTAGATTTTTACCTGTTTTTAGTTCTTGCTGTAGAGCGTTAATGGATATTTCTAATTTTTGTCTTTCATTTCCAATAGATTTTCTATCAATTTCATTTGTTATTTGTTTTTTTTCTAATAATTCATTAGCTGTTACTAATCTTTCTTTACTAGTCTCTAATAGTTTTAAATTTTTAGATACATCTCTTTCAGACATATCCATAATTCCTTTTTGATAGTATTGGATTTGATCTGCTATAGACTTAAAACCATTGTATATCTTTATAGATTCATTAAGACCTTCATTAGTATCTTTTATTTCTTCTAAAATTCTCCTAAAACCTACAGCAGCATAACTTATATCACCTGTTATTTCAGTCCATTCTTTTTCTAATCTATTTAGTTGTTGACGAGCATTACCAGTTTGCTGTGCTTGATTAGCTGTGTTAGAGGCCGCTATTCCTGTTAATTTATCAATTTTTTGTAAGAGTTCAATAAGTCTTTTTAACTCTTTTTCATTTAATTGATTAGGATTTGGTGTAGGATTATTACTAGAAGTTGTAGCCATGTGTTAAAATATATATTATAAATATTAATATTTTGGGGCTTTATTGGTTAATTTACCTTTAAAATGATCTGGGAGTTGTATTTTGCCTTCACGAATAGCCCTAGTTTGAGATGCTAGATCTCCGTTTTCATTTCCATTCTTTTCTTCATAATACTTTCTCATTGTGTGGAAAGTAAATTTACGAAGCCAGATAGGCATGTTATAGACTGTTCCCCAGTCATAACCGCCTTGGCTATGAAACACCATTTCATGAATTTGTGTAAATAAATTAACTCTATATTCTTTGGCTATCTCAGAGGTCAGGCCAAAAAAAGCTAAGTCTAATTGGAATGTCAACTTTTGAGTCGCTCCCTTCGGGAAAAAAGGTCAGATCAATGTCTGGTTGTACCTCCTTTACATACTCCCTAAACGCTCTGGAGTCACGAGCTAAAAGATTATTATCAACAAACTCTCTAATAGTTTTAGATTCTCTATTACCTTCAACTGAGGTAATCATATATTTCAAGCGAGTTGATAATTCAGGTACATTATTTTTATTTATTTTTTTAAATCCTTCTAATTCAGCATTAATGGTTTTTTCATCAGCACCTGTTAAAAGTTTAAAAGTAATTTTAGTACCTGTTGAGGGAAGAGTATATTCAAATTCATTTACACCTTTAGTATATAAATGTTCTAATATAGGTTTATTTTCAACAGTTGTAAGATCAATTGTTTGTTCTTCACCATTGTAAGTGAATGTATAATCTTTACCATAACCTAAAATACGAGCGGCTACTAATAAAGCATTTTTATCACCTACAACCATATCTTCATATTTAACATTTGGTGTGACAATAAGAGATTTAATTACTTCATCTAATACTGTTCCTTTTTGAATGTAGGATTGATTTGTTAGAATATCTTCTTCTTTTGCAGTCATATATTTCATTTCAACTTCACCGCTTGAAAGAGGATTTGTTTCTAAGTAAACTAAACCTTTTGAAGGCAATTCAACCATTTCGGTTGGCATACTAAACTTATTTTCCATAAATAATTTTGTTATAACATTTTGTTTGTTACTTATAAATATATAAGAAAAAAAGAAGCTCGCAAAAAATGCGAGCTCTTTTTATAAATATTGGGTTGAACTTTTAGTAGTTTAACACGGCGTAGTCAATTGCTAATGTCATAGTGATATTAATAGCTTGGTTTTCAGTGTCCCAGTTATATTCACCAAATTTAGCATCTTTTACAAAAGCGCCTTTAAGTACCCATTCTGCCACTACATCACCTACAGGACCAAGAGCATTGATTACTAAATCCTTCTTGTAGAAGTCTGAGTATCCGTCTCTACCTGTTACTGATTCATGTGATAAGCGAACCCATTCCATAATCGTTTGAGCACCAGATGGTGAAATTGGATCGTGAAGTGTCATAGTTACATCATCCCAAATTGTCTTACCTTTTACTTTACGTAAAACGTTAATATGGTTTAATACTACTTCACCTTGGGTTAAGCCTACTGCGCTCACACCTTTAATCATCCAAGTTGGTATTCCATCAGCGTACAGGATAAATCGGTTAGCCTGTTTTGGTTCAAACGCTGTAAAAAACATTTCATTTGCGTCTATAATTGCCATTTTCTTTTAGTTTTTATTTGTTAATAAATATTTAAACAGTTAACCTTTTATTATTCAAAAGTTGCACCTGTTGGAGTAATTGTGAAGTTTAAGTAAATAAATTCAGCTGTCTTAGTTGGTTGTAAGTAAATTTGGCCTACTAATTCATTTCTGTCAATTACAGCTGCATTATTAATAGAATCATCCATTACTACTTTAAATGCGTATAAACCTTGACGTTGTTGAACTGATTCAAGATATGGATTCACTTGAGCTAAGAATGAGTTTCTTGTAGAAGCATTATTAGGTTGGAATACAATTGTATTAGCAATCTGACCAATTGTTCTCTTAAGAGCAATCATTAAACGGCGAACATTAATACGATCAAGAGCTGATGCTTTGGTTTGTAAGGTTTTCTGACCATAAACTACAACACCTTGTCCTGGGAAGGTTGAGATTGGATTAACTTTACCTACATATAAATCATCACGAATTCCTTGAGATAATTTAGAAGCTGCTCTAATTACAGAGCTTAATCCTCCTCGGTTAATACCTGCTGGGGCGAACCATGGCTCAGCTACTCTATCATTAAATGCATATACACCTGGTATCATGGTTGAAGCAGGTACAAATACATATTGGTTAGTAGCAGGGTCAAGTGTTTGAACCCAAGGGTAATAAGCAGCTACATATGATGAGTCAATTGAAGCTGCTGTATTTATCACTTCGCTAGCTGAAGATGAATAATTACCTAAATCTATTACAAGGATATTATCACCTCTTTCTTGAGTGTTTGTAATAATAGTATCTAATTCTGTATCGTGATCTGCGTAATTTAATCCAGGGATAATTAAAGTATTAAATTGGAAATCATTAGCACTCTTTAATAAATTAATTGAAGATGTGTAATTAGCTGCTTGTAAACCTTGAATATTGGTTGATTCGATTTGATCATAAAATTTAGCTGTTGTTGATGAAGCACCTGTACCACCATTAAATGATCCTGATCCGTTAGCTGGGATGAGATTAATATAAGAAGGATTTGGAACACCACCTAAGAAATATTGTGGAGTAGGTGTAAATACTTGGCCTATTCTAACATATCTTGATTTATTAGGATAAGTACCAGTAATTTGTAAAGTATCTTCACCGTCAATATTTTCTTGAGTAAATTGATAATCACCAATTCTTCTAGCTACATAATTATCATCTAATGGATCCATTGATAATCCAGTGTATGTTTCTAGAATAGCTTTATTTTTGTTATCATCATCACCTCTACGAATATACAAGTTAAATGTACCAGAAGATGTTTTAGATGATACAATTTCCCAGCGAATATTATTAGCTGATCCTGATGGTAAAGCACCTGTAGATGTAGGAGTACTAAAGCTGTTTTGCATTGCTCCTTCAGAAATAGTAACTAAACTAAATGCTGGGTTTGTAGCTATATTAGTAATAGATGAAGAAGCAGGAGAATAAGTACCTGACACTACACGGGTTACTAATAATGTTTGACCACCATTTTGGAAGTAATTATAAGCTGCAATAGATGTGAAATATGAGTATGAACCTGAGTTAGGAATAACTTCAGTCTCACCAAAACGATTAACGTAGTCAGTATATGATGTTACTGTCACAGGAATACCAACAGGTCCTTTAACTGTTGGACCGATAATAGCAGCACCAATTTGAGGTGGTTGTTCCGCTATAAATGAGGCGTCTATCTCTCTTGATAAAACACCTGGGGATAATAAAATTTCTGCCATGTTATTTTAATTAATTAAATTGTTTTTACTTGGGGTTTGATGATAAATATCCTAAAAATTTTCGAAAAACTAATTACTCACAAATTCTCCTCTTTCAACATTAATAGTACCATCACCATATTTTTCTTGTAATTGTTTTCCTAAAATCTCTTCTTTTTGTTTTAATTCTAAGTATTTATTTTTTAAAAACTGTTTGCGAAACTCTAATTCTTGAAGTTGAATTTCTAAAGTTCCAAATGCTTCAATAATAGAATATCGTTCTTGTTGAGTTGTTTTTAATTGTGTAATCTCTTCTTGGGTTAAAACTTTTGTTTCCATTTTTTTAATTTATTATAAATATTTAAGAAACACCTGGAAAATCAGGGGGTGTTGTTAGGGGGCGATAAAAAATGTCTTCAGATGATTCGTACCAATCACCTATACCTGCTACTCTATCAATATCTTCTTTAAGAAAATCATGTGGTAAAGGATATACATAAGGAGTTATTCCATCCCAACTAATTACATTAATAATGTAGTTATCTTTTATTACAAACCAATTTTTCATAGTATAAAATTTTTAATAATATTCAAGTATTGCTAAATATCCTCCACCTCCATTTCCTCCTCTTCCTCCGTTTTGATTGTAAGCTCCTCCTCCTCCACCACCACCAGCTCCAAAATATCCTCCATCTCCTCCTCTCCCTCCAGTTAAAGTTCCAGCTGTATTTCCAGATCCAGCACCATGTCCCCCTCCTCCAAACCCATAAGAAGAAGTAACTACTGCACTACCTGAAAATGAAAATAAGGAAGCAGCTGTGACGACATTGCTAGCTCCATTACCGCCTGAGTTCGCGGTAGTACCTGCGGCCCCGGGAGATCCAGATGTGTAAAGGGTGCCATTAATAAGATAAACCCCAGATCCTGATCCTCCAGCTTGGGCTGTTGGTGTAGCTGTGCTTCCTCCACCTCCACCGCCTCCACCTGTTCCTCTATATCCATTTCGAGCATGGAAATTACCATCATATGGAGTTACAGTACCACCTACAGATCCAGCATTTCTTCCTATTTGAGCATTACATCCACCTCCATTTATACCTATAAATGTAAAAGGACTAGACTGGAAGAAACTAGCAGATTGAAAGTTACTTCCGCCAGCGGCGACTCCACCTGTACTTGATCCAGCTATTCCAGGTTGTCCCCCACCTGCTTTAATAAGAGTTACAGAACCACTAATTAATGAAGTTGTACCTCCTATTACTCCTACTGTTCCGTTTGATCCATTTGTAGTAGCTCCTGCTCCTCCATTAGCAGTACCTGATACTGTTATAGTGTATCCCTGAGGAGCAAAAGGAATTGAAGCTATTGGATACCAAACTATAGAAATTTCACCTCCTGCTCCTCCACCTCCTCCACCAACTGCGGCGGCAGCTACTGCTCTTCTTCCTCCTCCTGCTCCACTTCCTCCTCCACCTACAACTACAAATTTAACATATTTTGCATCGGTAGGAACAGTCCATACTCCTCCGGATTGGGTGTATTCTGTCATTAATATATATCCTTTTGAGCCTGTTAAGTTATATTCAGTTCCAGTAGAATTTTTAAAATATATAGAACTACCAGAAGTATATAGAACTCCTCCTACAGACGGAGTTGAGGGTGAGGACTGTGTAACTAAAAAAGCATTATTTAAAAACTTAGGCATTTTTTATTTTTTTAATAAAATTCAACAACAATACATAATCCAGATGATCCTGAACCTCCATTTCCTGCTGGTAAGCCAGCGGTAGTTAAAGACATTACTCCTCCCCCTCCTCCTCCTGCTCCATAAAGTCCACCATTGCTTCCATTTCCTCCAGCGGTTGATGTTCCAAATCCTCCACCATGACCTCCTCCTCCTAAACCATATAACGTAGTACTGCCAGTAAACTGCAGTAATGTTGTTATCATATTGTTTGTTGGCGGTGTCCCATTTCCTCCAGTACCTCCAGCGGATCCAACATTTCCTCCATTAGTTATAAGAGTATTAAATTGATACCCGTCAGCACCACGAGACGCTGATACTAACGTTCCACCTCCACTGCTGCCTCCACTACCCCCGCCCCCACCTCCAAGTCCAGGGCGAGTATCATTTGTTCCAAAAGCACCATCAAAATCAAAAATAGGATTAGCGTTACCTGCAGGATTGGCAGGAAAATTAGCTATTGCCCCACTGCCGCATCCATTTATAGCATACGGAAGTCCAGCAGGAGTACAGCTAATACTTTGGCCTCCAGCTGCTTGTTTAATAACTGAGGTTGCTCCTCCAACTCCTCCTCCCCCTCCTTGAGCAATCACCAATGTACCAAAAGAAGAAGTTCCTCCAGTTGTCCCTGCAGCGCCATTACCCGCTGCCGCGGATGGTCCGGCTCCTCCAGCTCCTCCAGCTCCTATACTTATTGGGTAGCTAGATGCTAATAAAGCAGCATCAAAAGTTGCCCATACTATAGCTCCACCTCCTCCTCCAGTTCCACCTTGAGCAGAACCAAGTGATGTTCCTTTTCTTCCTCCTCCACCTCCTCCACCTGCACCCACACAACATACTTCAAGATATTTTAAACCAGCAGGTGGTTTACTCCATGTATAAGTTTGTGCTACTCCACTTCCTGTTCCAGAACCTGTGTAGTATAAGATATTTATGTACCCATTAGGATTTAATAAATCAAATTGTGTTCCTGAAGGATTTTTATAATAAAATTTATTACTCCCACTAGCGTAAACAGTCCCAAAACCTGAAGGAGGTGTTCCTGGGGTTATACTTGAAGTTGTTAGTTGTAAACTTTTTAATATTTGAGTCATAACTTATTTTTTATGATGTTAATCTTGCTTCTGATCCGTTAGAAAATTTTATATATAAATATCCATCTGTATTAACATACAATGCTATGAACCCAGCCTCTGGTGTATCCATAGAGCTAGTAGCTACAAATTGTACTTCAGTTAAAAATTTAGCCATTATTGTGATATATAAACTATATATTGACTTGATGATGGTGGATTAGCAAATACAACTCTTACTGTATTATTGTCAGGTCGTCTTATATCAGGATAAACAGTTTCACCATTTGACCCACTTTCATAGACTGTAACATGGAGATTTCTTGTGTTAAATCCATGATTAATGTCCCATGTTGCTATTATACCATCACCTATAATAGAAGAAGTTGAATTATAATTAAATGATGATCCACCACCAATAGATGATGTGAAAAATAACTGGCCGCTTCCTGTGTCGATGACAACAACATGAGTATATGATGAGTTTGTTAGACTAGGGAATGCTATTGTACCTGAGGCATGGAAATTAAATAATGGAGGATATATATTAATACCTACATTACCTCCGGCTGGGGTTTTGATAGGGTTAGATATAAAATTTGAATTTGAGCCTGTGGCGAATATAAGACCTCCTATATTAATTGAGTCTTTAGTTTGACCAGGTAAGGAAATATTATTACCAATTATTATATTATTAGAACTAATAGAATTAATTCCAGATGTTACATCTTGTCCAGCTCGATAACCTATTAAGGTAGAATAAGAAGCTGAGTAAGCTTGTTGACCAGCTTCATAACCTACAAAAAATGAATGTGAAGCTTGTATAGCTAAGACTCCGGTTCTTGGACCTATAAAAGTAGAGTTAGAAGCAGATATAGCTCCATTACCAGCTAAACGACCTATAAAATTAGAATTATCAGCATAAGGAGTACTAGTACCAGCTTGTTGACCTATAAAATTAGAATTATTAGCATAAGTAGCACTGCGGCCTGCGTTTTGACCTATAAAATTAGAATTATCAGCATAAGCAGCATCTTCACCTGCACCATTACCCATAAAATTAGAATTATCAGCAAAATCAGCATTTCTTCCTGCTTGATTACCTAAAAAATTAGAATATGAGGCTGAAGTAGAAAGTTCACCTGCTTCGTAACCTAAAAAGTTAGAATTATTAGCATATGGAGCCGCATTACCTGCTTGAAATCCAAAGAAGTTTGAGTGAGTAGCATAAGTTGCTTGATAACCAGCTTGTCGACCTAAAAAGTTAGAATTAGAAGCTGAGTAAACTTGGTAACCTGCTTGATATCCAAAGAAGTTTGAGTGAGTAGCATAAGTTGCTTGATAACCAGCTTGTCGACCTAAAAAATTAGAATTACCAGCATTTGTAGCTCCATCACCTGCTTGGGAACCTAAAAAATTAGATTGACTAGCATTTGTAGCTAGCCTACCAGCTCTATATCCTAAAAAGTTAGAATCAGAAGCACTTGTAGCTGTTATACCAGCGTCAGTTCCAAAAAATATACTATCTGATATAGAAGGTATACCTGCTGGTGGAGCTACAGAATATAAGGAACTTCCTGTCACACTAATAGGATAAGAAGATGTTATAGCATTTATAGCCCAAGATGATGTTCCAAATAGACTACCTGTTATACCACTCCCAGAAACTAATAATGATCCAGTTATTATAGCACTACCAGAAAAGGGGAAAGGTAAAGTTGTTATTGTTGTAGAAGAAGCAAAATAAACTTGATTTGAAGATGTATTATATGTTAGTATATAATTTGAAGAAGATTCAGGTAATCCTTTTAAAAAAGTACTTCCTGATATTGTTATTTGATTTACTGTACCCCAATCTATAGCGGGTGAAGGTGGGTAGTTTTGATAACTTAATTGCCTATCATTATAATGTATAGATTGACTACCGACTGAATCATAAAGTATTCTAGAGCTCCAATCTAATGAAGCATAACCACCATAATCTCCTAATTGAAGTCCATCTGTAGTTAAAAGTATTATATTATTATTAGATGAATCTCGAACTGTTAACCAAGCATTATCTAAATGTAGATGATCATATTCTACACTAGAAGGACCATCATTATTGATATATATTGTACTACTACCACTAAAAACACTTGCGCTATTGAATTGAACAGATAAGTTAGGACCTCCTGGTCTTGCATTTCCTCCTCCAATAGCATTTGATGATGTGTAAAATAATTGTCCACTAGATGTGTCAATCATAACAACATTATTTTGAGAAGATGTTGTTAAACTTGGAAATGCTACTGTTCCTGATGCATGAAGATTATAAGTTGGATGTGGAATATTAATCCCTATATTACCTCCAGCTGAACCAGAGAATGGGAATTCTGAAGTAATATCAGAATATGATCCTGAGCCAAAAATAATACCACCTATATTAATTGCATCTCGTCTATTAGAATCTAGTGTTATGTTTGTTCCAATAATTATATTATTAGGACCTACACTAACTGTTGAGGAAGAAGCAAAACCAGCTTGGTAACCTATTAAGGTTGAATATGAAGCATTTATAGCTTGATAACCTGCCGTAGGACCTAAAAAATTAGAAGAACTAGCATTTGAAGCGCTAACACCAGCTCCAAATCCTAAAAAATTAGAATTAATAGCATTTGCAGCTTCAGCTCCAGCACTGCCTCCTAAAAAGTTTGAACCTATAGCTCTTGTAGCTCCATTACCAGCGGAAAAACCTAAAAAATTAGAATTATTAGCATTTGCAGCTTTATAACCTGCTTTTGCACCTATAAAATTAGATCTATTAGCAGTGGAAGCACTATAACCAGCTTCAGTTCCTATAAATTGAGAATATTGGGTATTTGTAGCATAGTAACCCGCATTTGTACCTATAAAACTAGCATTATCAGCATTTGAAGCACTAAAACCAGCTCCTTTTCCTATAAAATTAGAATTATTAGCATTTGGAGCATAAGAACCAGCTTGGTTCCCTATAAATTGAGAAAATTCAGCATTTGTAGCATAAAAACCAGCTTGGTTTCCTATAAAACTAGAATTATCAGCTGAGGATGCGCTATAACCTGCTTCGTAACCTAAGAAATTAGAGTTATTAGCATTTGTAGCTTGATAACCAGCGTAATTTCCTATAAAATTTGATCCATTAGTATTTGTAGCTTGATAACCAGCATAATATCCCATAAAGTTTGCTGTAGATGCTCCAGACGCACTGTATCCGGCTTTATAACCTATAAAATTAGTTTGAAAAGCATTTAAAGCAGCATAACCAGCTTGATAACCTAAGAAATTAGAATGGTAAGTCATATTAGTTAAAGCTCCAGCATCTACTCCTATAAAATTAGATTCAAAAGCATTTGTTATAATACTATTTCCAGCTCCTCCTCCTATAAAATTAGAGCTATAAACTTCTGTACTACCCGCTCCTGCTCCTCCACCTATAAAAATTGAATAATAAGCGTTATTAACTGTATTAGCTCCTGCTCCTCCACCTATAAAAATTGAAAAATCAGAAGTGTCAGTGTTAAGACCAGCATTTTGACCTAAAAATATAGTACCAATAGCTGAGACTCCTAGGTTTGATCCAGCATTACTACCAAACCAAATACTATTAGGTGAAGTAGTCATATCTGAAGGAATACCTGAAACTGGGTCTACAGAGTATAAGGAACTACCTGTCACATCAATAGGGTAAGGATTAAGTATAAAACTAGCTGTGTCCGCAAGAGTAGAAGATGAAGCATATGAAGCACTTAATACACTATTACTACCAAAAGGTCCATACACTCCAGATCCAGTTATAAATGAAGAACTTTGAGCCCAAGAAGCTGTCCCATAAAATCCTACTGTATTAGGTCCAAAAGAAGCAGATATAGCTCCGCTTATAAGCATAGAACCAGTTAAATAAATAACATTGTTAATAAATAACAAATTAGATGAACCACTAAGAGCACCACTATAATTAAACTGAATTGAATCATATGGATCATCAGGTTTACCGCCAAATGAGTCTGATCCTGTAAAAAATACTTGTCCTGAAGATGTATTATAAGTTAATACATGAAAAGTAGAAGAGGTTTCTAAAGTATAGAAATATACTGGTCCAGATATATGGAGAGAACCGGTGGTTGTATTTGATCCTGTAACTGTGGGTTGGAATATTCTCATTGATTATAAATATAACAAACTTGTTAGATTGAGTTAGTGATTAAATAAACCTATGCTACTTGTGTTACTGTTGCTATGATTGATGGTGTAGCTGGTCTTGTGGGTGTTGATTGCGTTCCTTTTGCTTCTAGCTGTCCTTCTAGTGTTGTTTTTGAGTATTTTAGTTCTACATAACTGCCACTTGTTATTTCAGTTAAAAAGTTTAAAGCTGCTACTCCATACCCACCTCCACTTATTTTTTCAACAGTAAAATCAGTATTTGAATTAGCTATATTAGATCCTGTCATAGCAAACCAAATTGAAAAATTAACTGCTTGGTTAACTGTTGTATGCAATTGAGCTGAAAATTGAATATTATATAGGCCTGTGTTTGCTATTGTTATTTTACTGTTGTCTACTAAAGTTACTCCATTTGAAAAATCAATTGTATCAAATACCATTGAATAAGCTGTATCAGCTGATCCAGATTGTGTTTGTATACTACTAAACTGTCCATAATTAAATAACTTATTACCCCATCTTGTGAATGAGGAACCACTTACTACATTTATATCGCCATTTACAACATTAAATGAACCTGTAATGTTAGTACTACCACTAATATTTGTTACCCCTTTAATAAATGTTGAACCTGTTATAATAAATATACTATTATGAAAGTTAGAAGAACCACTAACATCAATACTACCACTTAATACTGTGTTGCCTATAATAGTGTTACTACCACTTAATATGTGGGTACCAGAAAAGTTTGTGCTACCACTTAATGTTGTTGATCCACTTATATTAATACTACCACTTAATATAGTATTACCTATTAAGGTGTTATTACCTGTTTGTGTTGTTGATCCACTTATACTTAATGAACCACTCATTGTAGTAGTTCCTTGTATTGTACTAGATCCACTTATACCGATACTACCACTTAATATAGTATTACCTATTAAGGTGTTATTACCTGTTTGTGTTGTTGAACCTGTTACATTTAATGAACCAGTTAAAGTAATTGATCCTGAAAATAAGCTGGGGCCGATTCCGAAAAAACTTCCTGTGAATGATCCAGAAAATGGTTTATCAGATATTATATGTCCATTATTATAATCAATATAAGCTGAGTCTCCAAGTGTTCCTAGATATATTTGGTTTCCAACATATAAATTATTCCATCTAGTTGTAGAAGTACCTATATTGTAATTTGAGATATTAGCACTGTATGGACCACCTGGTACTAAATTTCCACTTATAATAGCGCTACCATTAACACTCATATTACCACTAATAATAAGAATATCAGTAGGTTGTATAACTAGATTATTATTTAAATCATATATTTGACCTCCAAAATTAGTTATAACTGCTGAGGATGTTAAAGAAAAAGAAGATGTAACTCCGCCTATAGAAGCTACAGCGTATCCACTTTCAGGAGTAGGAAATGTTAACACAGCTGAGGATGAATCAACTAAGGTTATATTTTCAGGTATAATTTGATTATGATTAACATCTAAGGCTTGAATTATAACATATCTACTTAATAAATTATGAGTAAAGTTCCAAGTTGATAGATTTGTAAAAGAAGCAGTTGCAGTCACTGATACTCCTGCCCCAGCCGCAGCTGATGCATTAATAGTCACTGACCCTGTTCCTTCAGGTGGGTCAATTGTTATATTAGTACCAGCTATAATTTTTGTAACATCACCTCCATGTAAAGCGTATGATGCACTTAATACACTATTAGAACCAAAAGGGCCAAATACTCCTGTCCCAGTGATAAATGAAGCTGTTAATGCGTTTAAAGCCCAACTAGCTGTACCATAAAATCCTACAGTTCCAGGACCATATGAAGCAGATATAGCTCCACTAACATTAAAAGTAGGGGTTGAGGATGTATAATTAAAAATAAAACTAGGACTACCACTTAAAGCAGTACTACCACTAAAAAATACTACTTGACCATCAGAACCAGATATAGAAAGAGCTGCTCCTTTAGGTACTAAATCTTCATCAGCAATTGTTGGGTTATACCAATATTCAATTTGGGTTCCACTACCTGTTAATAAAACTGTTAAACCTATATATCTATAGAAACTTAAAATAACATCATTAGCTTCTGTTGTATCAGCAAATGGGCCATACCTATTATCTATACTAAGAGGTGCTTTAATCTCAAATCCATCAATAGTTTGTATTGCCATTTAATATTAATTAAATTTAAATAAATAATTTTGAGCAGGATTAACTGCTGTTATATATCTTGATTTATAAACATTATAATTTACAGGTCCCCAAGGATAAGTAGAGCCAGATTGAGGAAAGGTATATTTAATAAAAGCAGAATTTGGGTTAGCTGGGTCATATACTATGTACCCATTACCCTCATATATATTTAGTAAATCACCATAGCTTTCAGGGTAAGCAAAATATATATATTTTTCTGTTCCTTGTATAGATAAAGTTTTATTTGATTCACCTGTTATTAATTTAGTTATACCAGGATCAGATTCTAATTGTCCTGAGTTTGTGTAGCTTGCTGATGTCATCCCGTAAAAAATAGGGTAAACGTAATTTAAAGTAGCTTCATCTTTTATATTTGGTAAAGCGGATGAAGAAGGATGAGCTCCTTGAATTGTAAAAGTAACAGGACCTTCTGTACTTTTATTTATAATTCGAGTACTACCAACACTTAAATTATTAGTAGTTGCTAAAACATTATCTCCAAAATAGTGATTAAAAGCACCTATAATTCCAGTTCCAGAAGCAGTGAAACTAGCACTATAAGCAAATCTTCCGGCACCTGGGCTATCAGGAGTAGCATTAAAATCAGCTGTATTAAATGTTAAAGAATGACTAACTTCTCTATAAATATCAGTTGTTGGGTTAAATGTAGTTGCTCCTCCAAGTTTTAAGAGATTAAAAGTTATTGTAGGGTCTATATAATCTATAAGTATATCTCTTAAAATATCTTCTAGTAATGTACCTATAGGATATGTTGTTCCAGAATCTGATCCACCTACTGTTATGTTAGTAAGTAGATTATTTAATAAAACAGCGCTTCCGCTACCTCCTCCACCTGGTATATATACATTAACAACACTTCCACTTAATGAAGCGGATACTCCACTGCCTGTAAAGTTAAATATAGTTGTATTTGAAGTGACTGTATTTCCTTCGTCTCTAGTTTCTAAACCACCTAATATTGAAGCTGTGTAAAATACTTGACCAGTTTCTGGTTCATATGTTAAAATATAAGGTTGGCTTGATGTAGGTAATCCTTGTAAAAATACATTTGAAGCACTAACTTGAAACCATGATTGAGAAGTAAATAAAAGATTATGACGAGTAATATTAACTATTGAAAATGTGTCAATATTATCATAATAATTTTGAGTTAATTTTCCATCAATAGTGATTTCATACTCACTAAAACCTTTAGACTCAACAGCTATTATAGGGAAAGTTTCACTAACACTACTAGAAGCAGAAACTAATGTTATAATTGAACTAGTGAGTAGTCCTATAGGAGAAAATTGAGAATAAATATTAAATACAGAACTACCAGTTGTTGGACTACTACCTAAATTTCCACTTTCTATAAGTCTAGCGTAACCATCACCAATTATAAAAGCACTTTGAGATGTAGTAAAAATATTGTATTGACCAACAACAGTTTGGTAATTACCTAAAGCTACTGTATTATTACCTTCAGTGTGAGAATAATGTCCTACAGCATATGATCCACTACCTTCTGAATGAGCTCCAATACCTATAGCGTGGGTTCTTTCTCCTTCAGAATGAGCTATATATGTTCTAGCTATTTTATTACCAAGTAAGTTTTGTATATAAAATGTACCTAAACTACCTACAAAAGAAGTAGTAGTGTGTATATTATTAACATCTAAAACAATATATGAGCTTGTACCATCCCATGATGTACTATTAATTTTAGCTACAGTTGTGCCTTGATTATTATCAAATTCATAATCATTTAAATAAATATAATCTCCAATCCTAAATGAAGATGTTATATTACCATATTCAGCTGATAAAGTAACAGAACCTGATAAGATAGAGGATGAGTAGGTATTAAGTAGCCCAGTATATGTATTAGCTCCTTCAGCGTGAGAGTAATATCCTAAAGCATTAACATTGTTACCTTGTTGAAAACTATGAATTGGATAAATATATCTGAAGTAAGCATCAGCCCCAAATTTACCTTTTTTATTATATTGAATATAAGTATCTAAAGGTGCAGGTATACCATTTAAAGCATAAGACGCTGTGTCAGCTATACCTGCTCTTCGAGCATATTGACTTAAATAGACTTGGGCCATTAACTACTTTTTGATTATAAATATTAAAAATTATAGTAGTTAATTAAGTAAAGTTATACTTAACACTCCAAAATATAATTTTATTTATACAAATAAACTCTAATATATCATAAGCAAATGGGTCTGGTGTAGGGTTGTAAGTGCCTCCTCCATTGTTTTCAATATAGTTGGTTACAGATCCTCCACCTGTAGAAGTTGGTAAAAGAAAATTTCGGCTACCTATATTGTCTTGTTTTATTATTAAAGTACCTTTAACATACTCTAAAGGATTTCCAAAATAATTAATTTCAAAATCTGTAATATCATCACTTAATGTGACAAAAGCTATACTACCACTTTTGCCTATATCCCACTCAAAAGATTTATTAAAAGGTAAAGTATTAAGTTGAGGAAAGGTTTGTGTATATATATTAGCTTCATTGGTTTGTATTTTACCTAAAACATTAATATTACCATTAACTGCTAAAGAAGATGTTGTAGATTCTATAATAGGTGGAAATTTGTTTTGAGATCCTGATTTTTGTATAGTTACTAAATTAGTATTTTTATTAAAAGTAAAATCACTACTACCATTAAAAGCAGTACTATCATTAAATTGTATAGCTGTATTTGTACCTCCCGGAGTTCCACCTCCGCCTCCACTACTCCCAGTATTAATAGTGATGCTAAATTGACTATTATTTCCTTTAGTAAATGTTATAGTATTTAAATTTACAGAAGCTGTTATTAAAGCATTTGGGGTATTAGAAGCAGTTAATGCTTGAGAAGCACTTTGAGCCCAGCTTGCAGTACCATTGAAACTACCAGTAAAACTTCCACTAAATGATCCTGTATTGTAGGATGATGTAAATGTGTTTATACTTGAAGTAAACGCGTTAAAACTTGAAGTAGTTACTAATCCACTAGTATCTATTGTACTACCCCCAGTGTTTAAAGCATATGAAGTTGTTAAAGCATAAGATGCTGATAAAGGATTTGATAGTTGTTCTTTTCTGATTATACTCATGTTTAAACAAATTTACCTATAGCAACTACTTCATCTGTGTTTACTAAAGTAAACCCTAATTCAGTTGTATTAATTGTTAATGTACATGTTCCATTATTATTATCAACAAATGTTGTTATAGCCGCAGGTTCAATAAGTTGACCATTTACAAAATATGTAAATGAGTTTTTATTTGTATCTGGTAAGCTACTAGGGGCAACATAAAATGAAGCATTGAATATAGCAGTGTTAGAAGCTACAGTTGTTGCTGTTACAGCTTTATTAACATTTAGATATATTAAAGCTGCTGGGTCTATTACAGTATTATTATTTATTATATTAGTTACATTTTGGGAGTCAAATATGTTAGCTATACCTGTACCTTGAGTTGAGGTTTGTTTAGTATTAGCTTCAAAATTTTCTAAGTCACCACCTGTAACTTCTAAACCAAAAACAATTCTATTTTTTTCAGAAAATTTACGAGCTGCTTTTAAATCTTTTTGAATAGTGTCTGGGATGATGTATCCATATATGTTTAAGGTAAAAGTACTTTTTACTATTCTTTCTCCACTTTCAGATAAATCAGCTGTTGTATTAAAAGAATTAACAGTAGCTTTAAATTTAAATCTTTCAGGATCACCCCAATATGAGTCAGAAGCATATTCAATAGCTTCTACTATTTTATTTAATTGATCATTATAGTAAGTAGAAATTACACAATCATAAGTTATAGATACATGATCAGGAACTACAGTGACATAATATGTTTTTTCAGGTTTAACATTATTTAACATATTAAATTTACTGTACTCATTTCTTTTTTTATACGATTGTCCTATAACCGCTATATTATGAGGATTATTAGCATCTAATTTATTATTTAAACTTCTATCTTTAGTAATAGTATTACGTTTAAACATTAAAATAGGAGCCATTATTTTACCTTGTAGATCTCTATAATATCCATCTTTTTGGAATGATTTCCATTTTTCAGGTGAACCATATATTACAGGTACTACTAATCTTTCACCATTTTGAAATACAGTAGGTCGAATAACATTTTGAAAATAATACATTACTGCTTCATCTATATCCTGTATTCCAATAGACATAGGTTTAGTAGAATCATCCTTAAAAGAAGTTTGATTCGCTCTATTAGGATTACCAAAATCATTAGGATTACCAGTAGGAGAAAAACCAGGTGACCCGGCTGGGGGTATATAAGGCTCCTGTCGAGATTTACTCAACTCCTTTTGTGTTTTTGGAACTGGTTTTCTTTTGTTTATCATAATCTTTGTTTGATTATATTATATTTGTCTGCAGGCACATAATGAGCTGTACAGATAACACTTACATTATAACCAAAATTCTCTAAGCCTGGGTTTAATGGGTTTTCATTATATGGGAAATCAGGATTTTTACCAGCAAAATATTGAGTTTCATTAGTATTATCTATTTCAAAATAACTTTCTTGATATAGAATAATATCACCTACCTCAGGATGGACATTAATTGTCACTAAATCATCTCGTAAAAAAGATACAGTTATTCCCCAATCAAAATCAACACCTAACTCACTAGTAGGGGAAGTAGTAGCATTAACTTCAATTAATGAGTTAAATAAAAATGGACCTTCTAAAAATTTACCTTCAGAAGCTTCTCCATACATGTTAATAGAGGTTTGTTCTAAAGAAAATTTATATAAAGCACATTGTTGAGTAATAACATTCCCTAGCAACTCTCGGTTAACATGTCTAAATACACTTACATCTCTTGATCCTCCAAATAGTGCCATTATCCTATATATATTACCATTGGTACATTATTAATTTCTTGTTTTCTAAAATCACTTTCTTGAGCTCTTCTTTCAAGTAATGATTTTTTAGAAGTTTCATCTAAATATACTCTTAATCTTTCAATTAAAGCTAATTTTTCAGCTGTAGCAGCTGATAATAAATCTGCTTGATTTAATGTTACTTCTCGACCTGGTATAGGGATTGTTCCGTATTTACCACGAACATACCCTAGCATTTCTTTACAAAGTGCTAAAGCATAATCAAATATCCATGACTTACCAACAGCATTTATTTGAGAATAAGTTGGATAATTATATGGAGCATTTGATACATTTGTGACTTTATCACCTCCAGTCTGGGTAATGCTATCTGTATATCTGTCTTCTACTTTAATATATTCAAACCATAAAAATCCTCCTCTAACATCATTATATGAGGGTATAGGGAATATTTTTAAATTGTTATTTATAAGTTCAAATGTGTAATTAGATAAGCGAATAGTATTACTTAATTCTAGCCCTTGAATTACTCCAGCATCATACGCAACAGGCATCATTAAATAACCACCTCCATATCCTCCACCATACATCCCACCATATATGCCTGCTGCGGGTAAACCACCTAATCCCGCAAAGCCTCCAAACGGAGCATACATTTGGTTTATAGCAGGAAGATCTTGGTAAAATACAGTTTTAATTTCTATCCCACCTGATATACTTTGGCTTATAGCCCATTCTTTTAAATCATATGTTTGTTTACCTGGGGTTAAGGCTAAAGCACCACTATAATAGGTTATATTTCCTCCTGCTCCGGCCTCAGCAGCATATTGTTGTGATAATTTAATTATTGTTCCCATATTGGGAGTAATAATAGCATCATTCACATATGCTGATGTTGGTGCTCCTTCTAGAGATAAATAATTATCTCTTATTTGAAATGAATATATTTCATTACCATAAGTAGTTATAGCATCTTCAAAAGCAGCATAAAAATTTAAATCCTGTAATTCAATATCTGTTAAAGGATACCCTAATCTTCTAGCGCAGTATGTGACTAATTTGTCAGCATCTACTTGAAATTGGGTATCATAATCATAAAATCCAAATGGTGTTAACCCAGGAAAAAATGAGGATGAGCCAGGGTAAATAGGAATATTAGCCATGAATAGAGTTTGTTTATAAATATTAAGAGAAAATAAAAGACCCCTAAATTGGGGTCCTTTAAATTTATATATTTTTAATTATTAACCAAACGAAGCTGTTCTCCAGGTTGTGCCATTCCAAATATTCATCATATTTGTACTTGGATTAAAATACATTGATCCTGTTTTTGGGTTAACTGGGTTGGAGGTGTTTGTTGGGAGTACAATGTGAGGTCTAACATTAGCAGTGTCTAATTCTACTGAGAAGCCATCTTTTCTAGTGCCAGAAGTACCAGCTCCTACTATAAATAAAGAAGCAGTATTGTTTAAAGCATTATACTGACCAGCTACAGTTTGGTATGATCCTGAAGCTATTGTAAATAATCCTTCTGTATGAGAGGCAAAGCCTAAAGCTATTGTTCCTTCACCTTCAGCATGAGAAGAATTACCTATAGCTGTAGCTGAACGACCTTCAGCATGGGAAAGAGCTCCTTGTGCAATTGTTAAATATCCTTCAGCATGGGCACCATTACCATTTGCTAATGTATATTCTCCTTCAGTATGAGAATTAGCTCCTGAAGCTGTAGTATAGTATCCTTCAGCGTGAGATCCAACTCCCAAAGCTACAGTATATTGACCTTCAGCGTGAGTAGATGAAGCTATAGCTTTTGTATAACTACCTTCAGCATGTGCGTAGTAATCCATTGAACTATCTCCAGCTATAGTGTTACCACCTTCAGCGTGAGAGTACATACCTGAAGCTGAAGTAGAATTTCCTTCAGCGTGAGAGCCATTAGAAGAAGCTAATGTATCAGTTCCTTCAGCATGAGACGCGTACCCAGAAGCTACAGTAAAAGAACCTTCAGCATGAGAATAAGAATTTGTTGCTCTAGTATAATTACCTTCAGCATGTGAACTATCTCCTGAAGCTATATTAGATTGACCTTCAGCATGAGAAAATACACCTGAAGCTGTGTTTTGGGCACCATTAGCTAAAGAAGCTGTTCCAGAGGCTCTATTATTTCTTCCTACACTAAATGATCCTCTTAAGTTATTAGTTTCTGTAAAAATCATTCCTTGGGTAAGACCAGTAGTTACTCCTGTTTCACCACCAGCTTTTAATGAAGCTACAGCTCCAGTACTAGTCATAAAGAAAACTGAGGCTGTACCAATATATAAATCATTCCAAAAATTGGTTTCTGATCCTAAGGTTTTATCGCTGCCTGAGGGAATAGCATGGCCTCCAAGGATTATATTCTGTCCAGTAAATGGGTTTATAGTATTTACTTTTATTCTACTCATTGTATTTTTATTTTATTATAAATATATTTTTTTATTTTAGTTATTAAGAAAGTGAAGCGGATCTCCATCTTCCACCTACATAAACATTTATATAGTAATTTGATCCACTTTCAAACACATACATTGATCCAGATTTTGGATTTGTAGGATTTGTTGAGTTTACAGGTATAGTAACGTGTGCTCTGATACTAGTATCTGCTTCTACAGTAAATCCATCTTTTCCACTTCCTACTCCCACTATAAAAATTGATGAAGTATTATTTGGGGTATTTTGTCGTCCAACAGCTACTTGGCTAGAACCACTAGCTATTACACCATATCCTATCGCTACAGAAGCTGTGTCAAGAGCATAAGCTCCTACTAAAGATACACTGTAATCACCAAGTGCTTTACCTTCACGGCCTTGCAATATAGCATATTGCCCTTTATTTTCAGTTATCCCAAAAGGAGCGGGTTGGAATTCTGTTAAAGAAATACTATGGGAAGAAGCATTATATGTAAATTTTTGTGTTCCTCCAAAATCTCCAACACTGTTATTAAATTGAATAGAACCTTCAACTCCTCCAGGGAGGGTTGAAGCACCACCACCTATAGCACTTGAAGCAGTATAATATACTCTTCCAGCTCCATCTATGCCTAAAACATTTGTTATTGAACTTTCACTTACATTAGGAAGTTGCATGTAAGAAGGATTACTCCAGTCTATATGAGAAGTAGTTCCGTCATTAGCATAAAATATTCTACTTTCCCAATCAATAGATTGAGCATCAGAAGAATCTTGTAATAATCTATTACTCCAATCTATAGATATTCGAGAATTAGCATCATATAAATAGCGATCTCGCCAAATTATACTAGGCATGTAATTAAGATCGTATGCACCTACATCAGATATTAGAACAGGACTTCCTAATGTTACAGTTAATGAACCAGTTATAACAGCACTACCTGAGTATGGGAATGTAGGATTTGAATTTAAAGCATAACTAGCAGTTGTAGCAAATAAAGCAGTATCTGCTGAGGCTACACTTTGGATTTCTATATCTCCAAAAATAGTCAAATCAGATCCTTCTTCAACAACAATTTCTTTATCAGTTTCTACCTCGATAGGACCTATTAATAAACTATTATTACTGTCTTTAACAGTAATATTATTACCTAAACTTTTAGAAGTGATAAATTGTCCACTAACACCATCTGCTGATATAGTAGAGCCTCCATTAATAGAAATACCACCATCTTTAGCTGAAAGTACAATTTCTGCTGATCCTGATTTTATAAATTTGATAGATCCTTCAGATACATAAATGTCTCTCCAAGCTGCAGTTTCTGATCCTAAATCAAAGGATGAGGTAAGTTCACCTGCTCCTACATTAGGTATAATACTACCTGAAATAAGAATTGATCCTGTTATGGTTTGATTACCAGTAAAGGTATTAGATCCAGTAGTAGCTCCACCTGGGGGGCCTATTGGGCCTTGTGGACCTTGTGGGCCTGGGGAGGTTATTGTTATTACTGTAGCGGTTTGATTAGCTGATACCATGTATTTTATCGTGTTACTTCTTTACTTAGTTTAATATTTCCTTCTAATAACCTAATAACATAAGGACATACTCCACTTCCTGAGTATATTTCTAAATCATATACGGCTTGGTCAAAAGTAAGCATAGAACTAGTACATGAAGAAATATAAATATTAATTGAACCGCTAGGACTAACAGTTATGCCAGTACCATCTGGGTTTAATGAACTAGAGAGTTGGAGGTATATAGTTGAAGAATTTACATTAGGTCTAAGCTGCATTCTGGCTGCATATCCAGTTAAATCAATATAGTTTTTACTAGAATCTTGATATAAAATATTAAAATTAGTAGTAGTTCCTTGTTCTATTACAAATGAATATTTACCAGCTGCCATGAATAGAGTTTATTTATAAATATTAATCCCTATAGTCTGAGTATAATTTAAGAATAGGCTCTACAATCTCATGTCTATGGTTTGTTTTAAGAGTAACAATTTTAACACCTTTAATATTTTCTTCCAAACGAGTAAAAAAACCTATACCACTATCTTTTTTATTTTTTAAGTCAGTTTGAGTAATATCTCCACAAAAAACCATCTTACCACCTTTACCTAAACGACCTAAAATCATCTCTGTTTGACCATGAGTAATATTTTGACATTCATCTACAATTACAAATGCATCTGGAAATGTTCTGCCTCGCATAAATGCAAATGGTACAATTTCAATAATTTGATCTTGAATCATTTTATCTACTTTAGCTTTATCATATAACATATATAAGTTAGCATAGATAGGAGCTAGCCAAGGATCCATTTTTTCTTTTAAATCACCAGGTAAAAAACCTATTTCTTCTTTAGCTACAGTAGGACGAGTAATAATTATCCTTTCAACATCTTTTTTAAATACCATGTCTAAAGCTACTTGACAAGCTACTAATGTTTTACCACTACCAGCCATACCCTTTAATAATGTGACAGGGTTATCTAAAATAAGTTGTTTAGCTACTTTTTGTTCTTCATTTAAAGTTAATTTAAATGTGATTGGATTTTTAGGCTTACGTTTTTCTTTAAAAATCTGTTGAGCCTGTTCGGTTCTGTTAAAGTCAGACATGATCTTATTTGTGTATAAATATTAAAAGAAAAACAAAAAAGCCCTGCTTTTGCAGGGCTTAATTGTTATAATTCTAAATTATATTAGAGGGTATTCAAACCATTAATATAAATCTTACCATAGAATTCAGGACGTAACATCTTCTTAGCATAGCGAGTCAACAGACCTTTACGTGGAGTGAAGGTAGTTGGATCATAGATAAGAGGTGTCATGATCAATGGAATATAAGGAGCAAATACAGCACCTGCTTCCAAGAATTGCTTACCACGGAAACCAACTAAGATAGTGTTTTCAGTCATGTAAGGATTCTTATAAACAGTGTAGCGGCTGTTGAATTGACCAGCTTTCTGTACACCAAATGCATATTCCATATCAGCAGCATCACCGTTACTATTAGCAGCGAATCCAGGGATAGACTCGATGATTGTAGCTACAGTTGGAGAAACTACCATGAAGTTAGCACCACCACGAAGGGTTAATTGGTGAATACGATTGCTTAACTTTTGAAGTTTAGTACCAAGAGTTTGGAACCATTGACCTTGTGAGTTATAAAAACCTAAATCTGTAAAGGCTGTGTTAGGAGCTGTAATAGCTTTATTGTTAACAGCGCTCCAGTATTCAATGTTAGATGAAGGTACATCTCCAATCAACATATCAAGGATTTCGAGGTCAATTTCTAATGAAATGTACTCACTCATGATATTTGTCAATTCAGCTTCAGCATCCAAGTTTTGGTATGCGTTCAAGTCTTGAGCAAATTCAGGAGTCCATACAGCCTTCAACTTTTTAGTCTTAGCTGTGATAGCTTGAGACTGCATGCTGATGTTAATTTCTGGGATAGAAATTTGATTATCAACAGTTTGAGCATTTGGGTTAGAGAATGAACCCATAGCTGTATCTTCAAAATCACCACGTCTATTATCAGCTGTTTTCTTATTATAGTAAATGATACCAGCAGCAGCAGTATATGGAGTAGCAGAAGCACTAATTACAAATGTAATTTGATCTGTAGATGAGTTATATGACGTGAAAGCTGGGAGTAATTCTACAAATGCTGTACCACCTGTTAAGACAAATCCACGAACTGCATCAAGATCCATATAAGAATCAACACGGCTAGCAGAAATTTTTACAGTATACAATTTATTTCCAGCGACTGAAGCTGAGAAAGCTGAATCATAGCCTACATGACTCCAATCAGCTTGAGCAATAACTGCATTAGAAGCTGCGTTTGAACCAGATGTGCCAGTTGAGCCTGAGAATTGGTTAGTGGTGTAAGTGAAACGACCAGCACCATACAAACCACCAGCAGTATCAGTAGTAGAGAATGGATTTTGAGGATCACTAGCGTTACGGTTACCGTATAAAGAAGTATTAGCAGTGAATGGATTCTTAGTAGTACCATATTGGAAATCTAAGAAGAATACAAGACCAGAAGGTAAGTTCATTGGTTGAACGCTAACGAATTCTTTCGCTGCAATTTGACCAAATACCTTACGTACTAATGGTAATGCAATACCAGCCCAGTTTTCACCTGAGGTGCCTGAGGTGAAAGTATTGCCAGTAAAAGTTGAGTTAGCTTCTACTACTAATTGCTTTGCTTGGTTTTCTAACATCAAAGCCATGTTGTTTTTGTTGACATCTTCACCAAGACCTTCTAAAAGGCCGGTTTTTTCCCATTTGTTAGCTAATTTAGCTGCATCACCTTGTAGTGATCTCCATGGGTTGGCAGACTCAACTAATTGTTGAATTGTTTCCATAATTTTTAAAAAAATTGTTTTTGTTAATGTTAATTTTTACTTTTTGAGACCTGCAAGTCTTTGCATACGTGCAAAAGCATCATTGCTCTCAATAATTGGTTGTTTAGGGGTAGCAGTTGAAATTGTTTTAGAAGCTGATCCTAATGACTCTTTAATTGGATTCTTTTTAACTGTAATGGTTTTTAAAGATTCGGTTAAAGTCTCAAATACAAGTTTCACTTCTTTTACAGTTTCTGCTTTGTCAAATGTGTTTAAAACCTTGATTTTTTCTGATTCGGTAAGATTCTTAGATTTGAAGATTTTGTTGGTGTAAAGAAGCTTAGCATTTAATAGATTAACTTCGTTGAGTTCGTTACGGAGTTCAGCGATAGTTTCTTCCATTTCAGTAGCATCAGATGTTTCTTCCATCTTATCACCTTTTTCAGTTTTGCGATCTTTCAAATAACTTTTTAAAGCCTTAAAGAAAGCAACTGTAGATCCTGTAACTCCAAGCCCGCCAGCTACATCACCAGCAGTGGCTTGATGTAAAGCAGCATCAATTACATTTCCTGCAGCTGTCATGTTTCCGGATGTAACAAAGTCTATGAATTGACTTATAACGCCAGCTTCAGTTATAGATTCTTTGTCTTCCATTTCAGATAAAATTTCATCGATATCGATTTCTTCATCTTCATCACCTACTTCCATGTCTTCCATGTCTTCCATGTCTTCACCTTCTTCATCTTCTTCTTCGCCTTCACCAGGCATAAGCTTACCAGATGCGATCATGTCATCAATTACTTGCATAACAAGTTCTTCAATTTCTTCGTCAGACATTTCTTCAAGCATTAGATCTTCATCTAATGGTTCTCCCATGTCATCACCTTCCATTGTAGGTTCTTGTTCTTCTTCCATTGATAACTCAGCAAGAAGTTCTTCGAGATTAAAAGTTTCTTCTAATTCTTCTTCTTCTACACTGTACATTTCATCAATTTCTTCTTTTGGCTCTTTTTTATCTTTTTCTTCCTCTAATTCAAGCTCGTTTAACCTTTCAGCAAACATAGCTGTTAATTGGGGAGTAAAAGCTTCTTCAAGAGCGGATTTTGCACTTTCAATTGCTGTTTCTCGGATAGTTTTAGCATCAGCAATTGCTTCTTTAAGCATTTCTCTGTTCATTGTCCTCAAATAAATTTGTTTTGGAAATACGTTTAATAGGAAACGTAATAGATTATTAACTAATTAATGCTACATAGGGGAAAGGGTAGCATATTTGCATATACATATATATGGATCTACTAAAAACACATTTTATTAAAAAAGAAATGCCCCACTTTTGTGAGGCATCAGTCTTAAAATACTATTTTAAGAGGAGTTATTTTTTCTTTAAATCATCTGCTGTTTTTTTACTTATCTGTTTTGCATTTTCGTTTATTTGGTTTTCAACTGAAGTAGAAATTGCTGTAATTGTTTTATTAATTTCGTTTTCTAAGGGACCAAAGTTATATTTGGCTCCTAGTTTAGTGAGGGTTTCTTTTAGATATTTAACTTCAGCATTAAGAGCAGATTTACATTTAGATACTTTAGCTTTAAAATCAGCTAATTCTTTAGTAGATTGTGTAAACATAATAATTTATTTTAGAATATTGGGCAAGTTCCATTAGCACAAAGTATGTCTGTAATAATAGAATTTACTTTATAATATTGGTTGTTGTTAACAGTTTTACTTTCATTTAATGCTACTTCTTTCATGTATGAGCCTGGGTTGGAAGGTGTTGAGACAAAGTCCCAACATAGTAATTCGAAGTCGTCTTGTACTTCCATTAATTCACCTTTTTGTTTTAATGAACCCATTCCTCGAGATGATACACCTACAGGTATACCATTTTGAAATAAAGCAGCTAAGATGTTACCTGATGGTGTGGGTAGTATTTCTATAGCACCCATCACATGGTCTCCATCCCACCATATTTTTTTAATATTATGAGATACATTTTTTAAATTAATGATAGAAGAATCAGGGTGATCTAATTCACCTAGTGCTCTATTATACTTAACATTATCCATATACTTATCAATTTCTCTATCCCATAACTCTTTTGAGTAATAACGGCCATTACCGTTTTTTACTTCGGCTGTGGCTAATATTCCTTCAACTAAAGGATTACCTGTTGAAGATTTTCCTTCAATTAGTTTAACAGGTTTAGCTGTAAAGGTTTGAGTCTCAATAAGAATTTGTTTCATAGTTACACTATTATTTATTAGGAGCAACTTTTACATTTTTTAATAAATCTGTCTTTTTTAATTTTTCAGCTGTTTCTTCTGCTTTTTTTTCTGAATCTCTAAAAGCTATAGCTACAGTTTTACCATTGTGTTCAAAAGTTACTTTATGGGTATTTGTTCCGATACTTGAGATAGCAGCCCCAGCTTGTTTTAAAGCTTTTTCTTTTAAAGCATTAAGTTTTTTCTCTTCTTCAGTTTTATTAGTATCTTCAGCTAATATTTCTTTAGCTAACAAATAAATTTGAGAACGTAATACTGATTCTTTTAAATCACCGTAACCTGATGATTTATGTTTGCCTTTAGCAGGTTTTGGTTCGCCTAAACCAGGAGCATCTACAGTGTATCCTACACCTTTAGTACCAAATTGACCATTTTTAACATAATGGTTAACATCTTTAGCTAAATTCTTAGCTACAATTTGTCTTAATTCTTCAACATGTTTACCTTCATTTTTAGGATCTTTCATTTCAGTGTAATATCCTTTTAAGAATTCTTCACCAAATACATTATCATAATTCTTAGTATCCTTATAATCATAACCATGAGTAGCCATATCAGTTACTTCTTTAGTGGTTTCTTTTTCTTCAGCTTTAGCTTCTTTAGCTTCAAAGATTGCATCATTTAAATTTGGATCAGTATCTTGATACATTAAAAATTGTTTTGCTTCTTTTTCAGACTCAAATGATTTTTCTTTAATTCCATCTTTTGTACGATAAGTAACAATCCAAAATCTACCTTCAGGTCTAATACTATTAATTTCATTATGGCCTAAATTTTCTTTTTTAAGATTAATCATGTTCTCATTAAAGATAGCGTGCCAATCTTGCTTTTTACCTGTAGTAACTACACCACCAATGCCTTCAGCAATAATACTTCTATTTTTAAGAATACGCACTGTATCTTCATAAGTATTAACTGGGGTGATAAGGTCAGGAAATAAGTGACGAGCAGATTTAAAAAAATGCTGTTTATTGCCTTTACCTTCTTTAATAAGATTATATTGTTCTTGTAATGTATTTCTCATGTTATGTAAATAATTTTATTGCTCTATCAAGTATTGAAATAGCTAAATCAGTACCATATACTGATTTTTTTTCTGGTGTTTCTCTGTAGCTATTGATAGTTTCTTTTTTAGCTTCTTGAATTAGTTTAATAAGGTTTTTTAACTTATCCGCTATTAGATCAAAATCTCCTAATCGTCCCGCGATATATTGTTTTGTTTCATCATCAACTCCTAAATTATTGACAAAACCTTCAATGTCAAATTTAGGTTCTTCTTCTTCCCATAACTGTTTTACTTCAATACCTTTAGCAGCTTTATTTAAAACTTTTTGATTTACAGGCTTAAAACCAAGTTTATAATAATAGATATTTTTAGCACCTTTAGCTTTTTTATTTGGATTAAAAGCATAAGGTGTAGCATAATTTTTACCAGAACCTGCAGTAAAAGAAGCACCAGTACCTGTAGCGCTTATTTCTTTTAATTTAGTTTGAATAAGTTCTTTTATTTTCTCTTTTTTACTCATTTACTGCTTCTAACTCTTCAACTAATTGATAATGTTGAAGAAGGTTAATTAAATGATCATCATTAACTTTATCTGTTTTACCTAAACTTGGTAAAATATTTACAACCTCATTTACTTTTATTTGGATAGCTTTATTAGTCACTTTTTTATTTAAAGTCAATAAAGTATTTCTGATTTCATTTATTTTAGTATTATAGAACTCTCTTAATTTAGGTGTGTTATCAACACTATTAATAAATTCTTTTAATACTGATTTTTGACGTGGGTTTAAGTCAGCATACTTATCATTAAATTTTTCTAGTAATACCCTATATGCTAATACTCGAATATCTTTATCTTGATTTCTAAATTCTTCTAAGATATTTTCTTTAACTTCTTTTTTATTAATAGGAAATTTAACAAGATATTCTAGTAAAACTGTTTTGTTTTCTATAATCTGGTTAGGGTTAGATAGGTTTTCGCTGTTGTATACTTCTAGAAGTGTAAATAAAGCTGCTTGTGCTTTATAGTTTGGTAATTTAGTTTTAAAGAATTCTTCTAAATTATAGTGATTTTTAATTTCTTTAATTAAATTATACTTTTGTCTTCTTAAAATAGAACGATTTAATTGTTTAGAACTTTCTATGAGTGTACTAATAACCATATCAGCTTTAGCCTCACTAGTATTAGTATGTCTAAAAAAACTTTCATATAACTTATACTCTTTTCCTAATTCTGTTTTACCAAAATATTTTTTTAAAATATTAGTTGCTGGTGATTCAACACCTGATAGTGTGTCAGCTGTAATTTGTCTTACTAATAGTTCAAAAAGGATACTAGTATTTTTATACTTTGAATGTTTTATAATCATTCTAGGGTAAATATTTTAATTATAAATATATATAGAGATATTATTCTCGTATTTGAGACTCATCTAATAATGAAGATTCTTCTTTTTTAATTGATAATTTTTTACTTAAAGACTCTAATAAGGTTTTATTTTTAAGTTGAGTTTCTAAAGCTAAAGGTGATCCACCTTTAAAATTATTTCTTAAGGATACATCTTCACCTGTTGCATCTCCTTTTTTCATACCAATATTACCTAATCTATCTTTACCTAAAGTACTTTGTTGTGTACCAGCAATAGATGCTTTTTCTTTAGGTCTACCTAGAGGTTCATCTTTATCATAACCATCAGGAACACCAATTCCATTTCTTCCAGAACCATATAAAGCTGCTAAATCATGAGGTGTACCATATGACTTACCAGATTCAAGTGGATCATTACCTTCATTTTCAATTTGTTTAAATCTAAAGATACGTTTTTGGTCTTCAGCTATTAAATCTCTATACTCATCATATTGATCTTGGCTAAGATGGAATACATTATCATAAATCCAATCTGTAGGTAGTAATTTACCATCAATGATATCTTTAGCTAAAGATACTTTTTCTTTCATTAATGCTATTCTTTCTTGATCATAAATTATAGAAGGAGTAGTTAATGATAATTCAAAATTAGTTAATTGATCATTTTTATAACCTTGAGTATATAAATGCACTAAAGCAATTTTATATAATTCTGAGAGTATAATTCTTTGGATGCGATCAATTGTGCGAGCAAAACGAATATCTTCAGCTGCTAATGTTGCCTTACCTGTTAAATCTTTTTCATAACCCATAAAAGCTTTAGGTACTTTTAAAGCTGCAAATAGCTTATCTCTTAAATAAGTTACATCTTCAATAGCTGTATAATCTAAACCTTTAGTAGTGTCAATTTTAGTAGTAGTATCATTACCACGAATGGGGATAAAGAAATCTTCTAATGAATTTTGTAGGTTATATTTTAAATTATACTCACCTGTTTGTGGATCCATAAATGGAGTCCTCTTCATTTGTGAAATAGTTTTTTGCATAAAATTTTCTACTTCATTTGGAGGAATAGAACCTACATTAACATAAAATACTCTTTTTTCAGGAGCACGAACAATACGATGGATTAACATTGCATCTTCCATCAAGATGTATTGTTTAAATAATTTACGAGCAGGCTCTAAATAAGAACGACCATATGGAAGGTAATTCACATCAGTAATTAATCTGAAGTGAGCCATCTCGTAATTATCAAAATAAATTGAGGTATCATTTTTATTAGTGCTGTAAGTGCCTTGTCCTGTCACACCATAAAAACCTGTAGCACCACCGGAAAAACCATCTGGGCTAAATCTGTATCTTACCTCAGCTGGGTTTTTAGGGTCATAGTGTTCTTCCCTCATAATATGATAAGCAGTATATGGGATGACGTTATAAACTCCAAATTTTTCCGCGATTTCTAATTTTAAAAAGAAGTCACCATACTTACACATTTGGCGAATCCAAGACCAAAGATTAAATTCAACATTTAATACATCATAAAATAAATTATAAAGAATTTTTTGTGTATCTTCATTTGAACTTTTAATTTGAAGTACCTCACCCATATCATTTTTAAGAGTACATTCATCAGCTATGATATCAAGAGCAGAAGCTACAATAGCATCTGTATCCATTGCATCATAATCTGAGTATACTTGGGTGCGTAAGTATCTCCAGTTGAGGTTTAATTGAGCTCCAAAAAGTGATGTACTATTACTAGAGTAGATACGATTAAATCTGTCTACTAAAGCATTAGTTTGGAATTCACCTGTTGCTTGGATGCTATTAACATCCATTACTTTAAGCTGATTACCACCAGCATTACGAATTATTACATCTGTTGAGAATAATTTCCTTAATCTTGAAAAAACACTTGTATCAGCCATTTAAATTAAATTATATATAATAAATATTATAGTAACCAGCTTATATTTTCATCTTGCCCACCAATATTCATACTATATGGATTAGGAACACCATTTCTAGTGTAATTACCTTGTGGGTTTGGACGAACAGTAGCCATGTTACTTAAAGTAGCACGAGTTAAATCTAAACCTTGCGTTTTATATTTTAAAGCTGTGTCACGAATATACATTCCGATAGCAAAACTCATAACTAAATCATCATTATAACCAGATTGTGCTTCAGGACGTCCATTTCTCCATATAAATACTTTCATTTCTTCAAGAAGACGTTTAGATTGTATATTAACACTTTTATCTCCAACATATTCTCTAAATTTATTTATAACTAACGGACGAGTTCTCATAGACATTGTAAAACCTGGTGTCATTCTTGATGGGTCATCTGTTCTTTCTAAATAAGTTTCCGCGTTTAATGCTTCACTTTTTGGAGAATAGTATAAATTTCTGTATCCTCTTTCAATAATTGAGTCAAGAGCTGACCATCCTATGTTAGCATTTTCAACAACTAGTAACGCATCATTATATTCTGTCGCGATACTTACTAATAAATAACCAAATTCTTTTGGTGATATTTGACTTTTATACTCAGCTACTTGTGTATTTAACTCAGTATCTATCACATGAAATGTTGAAAAATCTTTACCATCTCCACGAGCTACATCAGCAACTACCATATAATTACGTGTGTAATCTGGTAGCTCCCATATCCATAAATTATGATCTATACCACGTTTTTCTAAAGGATCTTTAACAGAGGTTGCGAAAATAAAGTCTAGTTGTTCACTATAAAATACAGTATCACCTGAAGTGTTAAAATCACAATCGCATTCTTGTGCTGCTAATCGTGGATCTCCTAATAGTTCATCTTGTTTTTTTCTCCAATATTCATCACGTTCAGGGTGAACATACCATGGAAGTTTAATAGGTAGAAAATCATTTTGTTGTGCTTCTGCTCTAACCCATGTTTGATGAAACCAATTACCAGTACCATATGGAGTAGATAATACAATTGCTCCACCACCAGTTGCTAAGGTTTGTTGAGCAGATGCCCATATCTCACCAATTCCTTCAATAAATGCTGCTTCATCAATTAATAAAAGTGATACTGCTTCTGATCGACCCGCATCACCTGCTGCTGAAACTGCTTTAATTTGAGAGCCATTACTTAATCGTAGTGTTAATTTATTATTTTCTTCAGCATGTACTTTTAACCAAGAAGGTAAATTCTCAAACATGAATTTAACTTTTGTTACCATGTTTTTAGCTGTTTCTTGTTTAGTAGCTATACAAAGAACATTTTTATCTTTTTGAAACAACATTAACCATAATGAGTAACCAGCAGTTAAAGTTGAGATACCTAATTGACGAGATTTAAGTACTATATTATATGGATTATCCCTCCATAAACGTAATACTTTTTCTTGGAATGGATATAAATTAAATAATATCCTACCACGAGTAGGATGCTGTATATGACAGTATTTTTTCATAAAGTGAGCTGGGTCTTGAGCGCACTTTAAGTATTCATCCCTTATTATTTGTTTTAAGTCTTGAGACATAACTAATTAGAAATTTTATACAAAATCAACTGGGTTTTCGGAGGTACCAAGTTTAGGGTTTTTTGTTTTTGTGCGAGCCGTATTGATAGCAGATTGTTTTTGTTGTGGAGTTAATTTACTAGGATCACCAGCTACATCTATTGTTTCCTCATTTAGTATTTCAACAATAGCTTTTTCAATTTCTTTTTTTAATTCTGAGCGTTTCATTGGTATAGTTTGGGTATAAATATTAAAACCCTAAGTAACCTTTAATCTGTTCAATTCTTTGCTCATTAGTACCTGAAATAATGCCAAAGTTTTTTATGTTAGATAAATTATCTTTAATAACATGTTTAATAGTACTATCAATTCTATCACGATAATCAGTATCGGTTTCTCTAACACCGTTATCTTCAATTTTAACTCCTATAGGAGAAACATAAAAAACATAATCATACTCCCAAATAAATGGAGCAGCATAATTGTTAAAAGCACCCTTATCTACAACACTAATTGATTTAGCACATTGAGCAAATGCCATAACATCAATTACTGTTCTATCAGTAATAACATTTTCTCTCATTAATTCAGAACAACGTTCAGCTAAGAATATTGTTTGACCTTTTAATGTACTATCAGTGTTTAATGGAATACCTAAATCACGTAAGTATTTACTACGTTCAGTAGCAAAGAAATAATCTTTAAATTCAGGT